ATGATGATAGTGGGGGGGGCTATATCCACCCCCCCTTATCAAGTTACTTGGTCAACTTGCGGTTAACCACTGAGGTGCTGAACTTGGATGTAACAGCATCCCGAACCGATGATTGAACACTTGACCAAGCCAAGCGCATCCGTTCAAGGAGGCGGTCTTGTTCGCCCTCGGTCTTGAATGCGATAGCGTTATCATCCTCAAGCAATGAGCCGAACAGATAGGTAAGGCTCTGCTTTCTGCGAAGTTTCTCGTCCGTGCAATAGTGGTTCATAATCTTCTTGAGTTTAGTGTCCTCAAACATTGCCTCGGCCACCTCGCTGTAGTGGGTGAACTTGTTAGCATCAATGGACTTGGCTATGAACCGCATCAAGCGCAACCTCCAAGTAATGGATTCAAGGCTGTCCACTGCGGATGGAATGCGTATCTCTACGCTGTTGTTGTCCTTGAGGTAGATAGCCCTGCGACTTTGACTCTCAATTTCGTCCTTGCTCTGCACTCCGCTAAAGCGACCTGATAAGCGACCCTCGTAGATAGCGAACAGCATAGGGATGAACGGGAACAGCTTGTCCAAAAGTACCTCCCCCCTCATACCCCTACGGGATATGGTAATATGCCCACCACAAGCCTTGGACTTGGAGGCATCCATAATCCAACGAAGTTCCTCAAAGTGAGCTAACTGCGTTTCCTTGTCCATAAGGTCATACACGGGGCTGACAAATTCTACACCCGTGGTGGAGTCAAGCGACCCGTCCCGTTCACTGCGCCACCCGTGTGGGAGGCGGTTGTTCAACCTACGGGCTGTGTTACGGGCTGTTTCGTCCTCCTTCTCAACCTCCCAACCTACCCTCCAATTAACGGAGGGGTTGTTCAATACAGCATCGCTGAATGGCTTGGTGTACTGAGCCAAGGAGCTGTCGTGGTAGTTACCAAGGTCGGGGAGTGGGCCGTGGACGGAGGCCGTTTCTTCATCCTCGTACCATACCCCTCTACGCTTGACCCAAGTACCTGTGTGCGTGGGGTGGGTCTGCATAAAGTCCGAATTGTCAAAGGTGCGGAACGCTACCTCCGTGCCGTCCCGAAGAATGCGCTTTGTAGTATGGGTGTTCCTCCCAAGATTTTTCTCAACGAAGCCCTCAATGCGCACCCAAGACCCGTTCTCCAAGGCCCAAATAAATTGACTTTCGGGTGTAGTAGGGGTAACGGGGACAAGACTCCTGCGGGTAATTAGTAGCACCCCACAAGCCCCGATACCTGCATCGTGGGAGTAATCAAAGCCCTCATCGTAGTAGCGTTGCAACCCAAGTTCTGCGACCTTGGTGGGACTCAAGTCCTTTGGGATTCGTGCGTAAGAACTGCGGTACTCCCCGTCAAGACAAAGCTCCGAAGTACGGATGATTCTGTGGGGGGTGGAGGGACTTATTTGGTACTCCCCAAGTTCGGGGAGGCGGTAAGTCCAAGCGTTTGTGAGGGTGCGGTTTGTGAAGATTGATTTCATCTGTTTTGAATTTAAAGGGTTAATTGATAAGGGTTTGGTTAGTTTTGTTAGGTGTGTGAAGTGTGTAGGTTGAACCTCCGTGGGTAATCGTTTCGCCTCGGATTAGCCGTGCCTTCGCATCGTCTACTGACCTGAGGTCATTCAATGCCCAACGAAGGGCAATAAGGTATCTGCGTTTAATAGGGCTGATTTTTAATACAAGCATAGGCAAGTAAGTTTAAAGGGTTGAAGATTAGTTAGTTAGCGGTCAAGTAGTGCTTTGAAGCCTTTGTACACCCCGCTTTTGTATGCGTTGGAGGTGTAGTTAAATTGGCCCTGCATCAAAATTGAGGTAACGGAGCAGAACCTTATCTCAATTTGGTGGATAACATCCTCATAAACAGCCCCTTGCAAGATACCTTGGATGATTTCATCCTTGGTCTTGAGTGGGGTGGTAACGGGGGTGAATGCGTTGTTCTGCCGTGCCTTGATGTAGGCATCTGCAATAGCCTTGGCGGTGGTGCTGATTCTTTTCATCTTTTTGAATTTAAAGGATTGAAGTTTAAAGGGTTGAATGTGGAGGGAGGGGGAGTTGAACCCCCTCTAAGACCATCCCCTCCGTATCCACTATTGCCGTGCCTATTCCATTTTAGCGAAACCCAATCGCTCCGCATAGCTGTAGTTTTCAGCCACTTACAAGGCTTTAAGCGAAGCCCATTCGCTCCGCATAGCTGTACCTTTTCAGTGTGGTTTTCGTGGATATTTGAACCGATTCAAGGCGGTTCTCAAGGTGGTGGTGGTGTTCATTGGTCGGGTTGGTTCACTTTGTTTCGCCCCTCTGCACAGCCCCCCAAGGTGGGATGTACTTTGATAGCTAACTACACTGAAGCCCAAGTTCTTACGACCTGCGACCCCTTGCCTTTTGCGGTGCATACTCATCGGATATCTTGGCGTATTGCTGTCTGCTGTACCCTACTCAAGCTATGGATGTGGGTTCGCCCTCAAGGTGTTCGCCTACTATCGTTGAAGTCGGCTAATAACCCTAATGCATTGACCCTTTTGTGGATGCCCTTGGCCTTGGCCTTGGTTCACTCCCCATAGCTCCCATCGGAGCAGTCAGTTACCACCTCATCGTCCCCAACCCCTCTGCACTGACTTGTCATAATGTGAAAGAACAAACGAACCATAACCGATTCGTTGATGCAAATATGGGGGGGCGGTTAACAAGTTTGTACACCTTGCAACAAAGAAAATGTGGGGAACAGCCCAAGAAAACGCCTAACAGCTTGAACTACAGCCACTTAGACCACCAAAAAAAAATGTGGGGAAAATGAAGAAAAATTCGGGGGAAGAAAGTGGTAATATGTAAACGCCTAAGAATCAAACAGATACACATTACCAAACGATTCAAACACCCCCTTTTGACCACCACACCATATATATAGGAAAAGCATTAAACACGATGCTAATACATAAATAGCTGATACTCAGTGCAGTTTGCTCAGGAGCTAATATCTCAGCCCAAGCGGTATGGTAGCTCCACCAAGGGGGGCGAAATGAACACGGGGCAGATATGGGGGCAATACGGCCAAGCGGGGGGACACGGGCCAAGGGGCAGGGGGCGGGGACGATAGAGCAGGGGTCAGGACGGGAGCAGAGCGGGGCAGGTAGAAAGTAGGACGGGGGATTGATGCACCTGCAACAAACCCTCCACCAACCTTTCCCTCCTTCCCCCAAGCCCACCCCCACAGCCTACCTACCTACAGCCACCCACCGACCACGGCAGGGGGCAAAACGGCAAAACTTTTGGAGCTAAACGGCTGATTCTCAGGGGGTTGGGGTTGCCGTTCCGTTTCGGATTGCGGTTGCGTCCGTGTGTGAATAGTAATAATCACGGGGGTATCTAGAACGCTATCCTTTACCCCCTGAGCCAGAAGTCGGCTTTGCTTGAGCCGAAAGAGCTGTCAATTCGAGTATTCTCCGAATTACGAGCTGTTTTCTGGCAATAAGGTGACCAACAGATGCAAGCTGTTGCAGGTTCGCTAAGAGTTAAAAAGCGTTAATATGTAAAATAAATCTATATTGAGCACAACGAAAACAGCTTGAATCGTTTGTTTATGGCAAGGCGAAGACTTGCTGAGCGCAGCGAAACGTGGTTTTCGGTTGTTCGTATCCGACTGTACTTGTGCCCCTCACGAAGTTCTGTTGTGCTATTGTCTATTGGGAACTTGTTCGTTTGTCTTTTGGTGTTTGCGTCGGGGGTTTTCCTACGGAACCCCACTCGCAAACCCGTGTACTATTGAGCCGTTGTCTCGCTACCGCTTCGTTGTCTTTTGCTACCGCTCTGTCTGTTGTTCCTTTTGATGGGACAAAGTTACGACAGAAATTCCATAAAGTCAATATGCAAATCTGTACACTACCCACTAGTTTTGAACAGTATCTTTGCTCTATGAATTATTCAGCTATTGGGGAGATTACATCGGCTAAGGTCCTCAAAGAGATAGACTCCGTGGTTGAGAACTACGGTTTGGATACAAAGCTTCGATTGGCTCATTTCTTAGCTCAGTGTCATCATGAGAGCATGGGGTTTAAGAAGCTAGAGGAGAACATGAATTATAGCGCTAACAGGCTTCTGCAGGTCTTCCCGAAGTACTTTGATAGGTTCAGCGCCAACACCTTTGCAAGAAAGCCTAAAGACATAGCCAACATCGTTTACGGGGGGCGTATGGGGAACGTGGAGCCGAACGATGGTTGGGACTTCAGGGGGCGTGGGTACATTCACTTGACAGGAAGAAGGAATTACGAGCTGTTTGGGGATAGCATAGGGGTTGATTTGACGGATAACCCCCAGCTGGTTTCAAAGAACTACCCCATGGATTCAGCTGCTTGGTTCTGGGTTACGAATAAGATTGATGAGCTTTCGGATAATGGCAGCGTTGCTCAGATTACAAGGAGAGTAAACGGTGGGGCGAATGGGTTGAAGGAGAGGGAGGCATTATTTCGTAAGTACTTGAGTCTCATTAAGTAACAAAAAGAATTGTATCTTTGCACAATCTAAAAACAGATTGACATGGCAACAGCTAAGAAAAAAGAACCTGTATTTGGGGGTCCTTTAGGAAAAGCACTCACAAACTTTGATTATAGCTCATTGAAAGGAGCTGCAACTAGAGCTAACGCTGAGAGAAGGGCTCCAAATCAAGCAGCCCCTAAGGCTACCGCTTCTAAGCCAGCGCCTATGAGTCCAGCGGTAGCAGCTATGAGCTCTCGTGTATCAGCTATGCAGAAGGAGGGTTTTGAGAAAGCTGTAGCTAACGCTAAGAATAAGCCTAATATGTCACCACTTTCATTGGTGCCTAAATATACCCCAGCTGCTGCAGCAAGCAAACCAGCCCCTGCGAAACCAGCGGCTTCCTCTGCTCAGACCTTCGGTTCTGCATTCGCAGCTGCACGGAAGAGCGGGGCGAAGGAGTTTGAGTACAAGGGTAAGAAGTACACCACTGCTATGAAAGGGGAAGCCCCAAAGCCAGCAGCTAAGCCCGCAGAACCCATGGTTAGACCAGCAGAAGCGCCCGTCGCTAAGATGGAGTCTAAAGCTGTTCAATCCGAATCAAAAGAGCCAATGACGGCTAAGCGTGAGGTGAAAATTGAAACCCCCGAAAAAAAGAAGAGATTGTTTGCAAGGCTCCGTGAGCGTGCCAAGGGCCGCAAGTCTAGCGGGATGAACCCCATGAGCGGATTCAGTGTTGCTACAGCCTCTGATTACCTAGAGGGCGGTAAAGGCAAGACCATGATGGGTGGAGGTATGGTTAAGAAGTATTCAGGTGGAGGGAAGATGGATGAGTATAAGAAGGGTGGTAAGATGGACAAGAAGAAGGCTTTCATGGAGATGATTGCAAGGCTTAAAGCCAAAAAGAAATGAAGCCAAAGAAATACAACTACGGGGATAAGATGGAGGAGGAGGGCGGTCAGATGATTAAAGTCATGGCCCCATCCCTCCAAGAAGCGGTGAAACAGATTGAAGCCGCTGTCTCCAAGTCCACGACCAAGCCATCGCATTACATGGTGAAAGCTTGCTTCTATGAAGGCGAGGAGGAGTAAATCCGCTAAGTACTACGCTGAGAACCCTGAAGCCAGGGATAAGAAGAAGCAGTACGACACGGAGTATCACTCCACAACGGAGCGTAAGAAGTACAGGGCATTCCTCAACAGGAAGAACCGAAACGCTGGCACCTACGGGAACGGGGACGGGAAGGACTACGACCACGACGAGAAGCGCATGATTTCAGCAACGAGAAACCGTAGCAAAAAGTAGCTATCTTTGTGAAAACTAAAGACTTACGCTATGCCAGCTAATCTTCAAAAGCAAATGCTCGGTGGTGACGGGGTGATGAGGTACATTGATTCAACCTCACCAATCACGGCAGCTTCGGGTTATCTTTTTGACTATGTAATCGTTAACGAATCAGCAACGGTTGTTTCGGTGCTAGAGGACGAGAACGGGGTTTCTCTAGCGACAGAGTGGAACCTAATCGGTAATGAGGTATCTCAGGGTATCCTCCTGATTGGGAAGAACGGTGCTCGGATTCGAGAAATTGCAGTAACCGTTGGTTCGGTTATTGGTTATCAATCAAGGGACTACGGTAATTTAAGGGTCTAACTGTATGCTGATACCCTACGGTTATGCGTATCCTAGCAAGGTCGTGTCTTTTGCTGGGGGTGTCTCTGGGGATAACCCTTACTGGGCTGCCTATAACCAAAGGGCTACGGATGACGGGGCTCTACCGAAGGATGGTACTGGGAATGCTTGCTCAAGGACTCGTTTCTTGAATGCTATCCCAGATTACACCTTCTTTGACTTCGACCAGCAGTACTTCGTCCCAGCGAATCAGCGTGCTGATACAGGCGGGGCTATATCGAAGGACATGAACATCTACGGTTGCAGCCTTAACGAGTACTACGCATCCATCAATAATTACGACTTCTTCAAGTTCTTTAACACGACTTGGGAGGCTTACGAGCAACGTGCGAACACTGACAGCGCTGTAGCTAGGGATTTAGCTTCAACGGCCTGTACCTCAACAAAAATGTACGACATAACCACATAAGAAATGCCAGCATCTCCACTCTTACTCTTAGTCCCCTACCGATACAAGGCAGCTGTCTTGTACTCTCAAATCCCTATCTCTGCATCAGCGAGCGGGGACTTTGTTGTCTCTCGTGCTGGGGATACAGCCTCTAGGATTCTAGGGAATGGGAACATCGAGACAGGGGTTTTAGCGAACATCGCTAGGATTAACTATCCTCGCACAGGGGTTGCAAGCGGTTGCGCTGGGTTGCTTGTTGAACCGAGTGCGCAGAACTTGGCTTTGCAGAGCGAGAATTTTACAACAACTTGGGCACAGACGGCCCTAAACATAACAAGCGGATTCACGTCGCCAAGTAATAATAACTCAGGAACTTTAATTGAAGCAACCGCTAATACAGGTAGGATGCGTCAAACATTTGCAAGCCTTACGAGCGGAGTAACTTCAACTTTCTCTTTGTTCGCAAAGTTAGGGACTCAATCAAGCGGTGTAACGCTTGTTTTTCAAGAAGGGAATTCCACTAATTATTCCTCAGGTGTTTGTCAGTCATTTAGACTTGATACGGGGGCAGTCGGAACAAGCGGCACGTTGGGTGCTGGATTTACATTTATTCGTTCTGGGATTGAGAATTACGGAAACGGTTGGTATAGATGCTCTTTAACGGTTCAATTATCCTATACACCATCTTCAGCCAATTTAACAATTAGACCAACTTCAACTGTTACTGCAAACCTTCCATCCACTTCGAGCGGTGACACTTCCTACATCTTTGGTGCACAACTAGAAACAGGCTCAGTTGCAACCTCCTACATCCCAACCACCACGGCAGCAGTCACTCGCAACTCAGACGTTATCACCAACAACCAGTTCGTTATCCCGAACCTAATCGGGGCGATACTCACAGAGTTTGAATCCCCGACCTCTGGGACCTACTTTGTAGACAATCTCCCAGTGACCCTTGTAAGCGGTTACAACAAGGTGGCTATATCATATACCCCCACAACGATAACGGTTTACAGGAACGGGACGCAGGTGTCTGGCTCTCCATTCTCACCCCCTGGTGGTGTGCTACCCATCCTTGGGAACGTCATCAATATAGGGCACAACAACCAGTATTATCAGCTCGGTGCGAACATCCGAAGCTTTGTATTGTATTCATCAACACTCACCGCTGCAGAAGCAAGCGGGTTAACCACTTAAACTATGTCTGGAGCAGTATTCACATTAGGAAATTCAGTTTCTGGTTCTCTATCGCTTGGTAGCGCACTATCGAAGTTTGGTCGTGTAGCTGGGCAAGCTGGCTTCACCATCGAGCAAGATGAGGAGACGTTAAACAATACCGTGACCTCACGATACGCTGGCTTAGCTGCCGTAACGGTGAGCGGAGTCACGAGCGTCTTAAACCCAAGCTTGGTTCTCATCCCATCGGCCTACAACACCTCTGGGTCCACTGGGATTCTCTACTCGCTTCATTCGAAACCAAACGGGGTTGCAGACTTTGTGGTGACAAGGGCAACGGAGGGGACAAGGTTTAACTCAGTTGGTAGGATTTCTACTGTAGGGAGTGGTGACGCTAGGCTAGATTATCTTACGAGCGGAGGAACAGCTGGAACCCCAGCTCTTTTGGTGGAGCCTGCTGCTACGAACTCAATCTTGCAGAGTGAGGCTTGGAATGTGTCACCTTGGGCGGCTACAAGTGGCTCGCAAGGAGCAACCGTTTCAGGCAATGCGACTGCATCTCCTGACGGAACGACTAATGCCGACAAATTGATTGAGGCGGCAGTTACGGGAAATCACTTTTGTCTGCAAAATTTTACCTTGACAAGCGGAACAACCTATACCGCAAGTTTTTTTGTTAAGGCATCCGAAAGAACCCGTGGTCGCTTAAGAATGAGCGGTTCAGGGGTTTATTGGGATATGGATTTTAACCTAACATCAGGAACGGTTACAGGTGGCACTAATCCTTTTATTCAAAATTTCGGCAATGGATGGTATCGCATAGGCGCAACATTTACTGCTACTCAGGCATCCAATAATTTTATTTTATTTCTTTATGACGCTTCGGGGAATGTGTCTTACACAGGCGACGGCACAAGCGGGCTTTTTGTTTTTGGAGCGCAAGTAGAAGTCGGCTCCGTCGCAACATCCTACATCCCCACAACCACCGCAAGCGCAACACGCAACGCAGACGTGATAAACATATCAGGCGCAGGCAGCGGATGTATCGGGCAGACCGAGGGAACGATTTATTGGGAGGGCGAGTCTTTGGCAAGCGGTGCGCAAGACATAATTAGTATAAATCAAAGCAATACAAATTCAGTCGCCATCACGAAATTTACCACAAATGTGTATAGATGCATAGTAATAGCAAGTGGAACGACGTCAATTGTTGTTGATACAGTTGTAAAGACGGGCTTTGTAAAAATTGCTTTTGCATACAAATCAGGTGATACCGCTTTATTTATTAATGGGGCACAAGTGGGGTCAACTAATACAACTTTATTTACCTTTAGTGGCGCATTAAGTTCTTTGATTTTTGGGCCTGGCGCTTACTATTCGGGCAGGCCTGACCAAAAATGTAGGACCGTTGCCCTCTATACCACGCGCTTAACCAACGCAGAACTCGCTGCCCTTACAACCCTCTAACGATGGCTACCTTCCGCAAGTACGCATTCCCCAAGCAGAGCGACGCTGACAAGGTGCTGGCTCTCTGCATAGGCACGACCGCTTCCGTTAACCTCGGAGTCTTAAATGGATTCATCGCCTACGACATCCTTTGGGAGGGCGACGCTCCCGAAGATGCTACCCAGTACGAAACTTGGCCCGAACCCTGCGGAGTTCACTCCTTTTTTGGATGGGACGAGCAGTACACCGAGGACTATAACGCTCATCACAACAATGAAAGCGAAGAAGTCTCCGAGTAAGATTATGGTGGATGCCCCAGAGGGGTACCACTGGATGAACCAAGGTGGTCGTTTCTACCTAATGAAGCACGATGGGGAGTTTAAGCCTCACAAGGGGGCTTCGCTGAAGATGCCATTCAAGGTCATCACTAGTCATCAATAAAGATAGGGGCCTTCCCTTGCATCTTGCTGTAAAGCTTGTGCACCATGTACCTACCCTTCTGTGAGAGGCAGTACCTCGTTCGAAACCTTTGGTTCTCCTCGATATTGAATCGCTGCCTATCCTCGTTGGAGATATCCCCGTGCTTCATATAGACAAACAGTAGGCCTTGCCTCACAAGCGGGTCTATGTAGTCCTTCCTCATCGTTTCAACACGAGACAACCCAAATGTCTTGCAGATATAGTAAGCGGTGAAGTATTCAAGGTCGTAAACGAAGAGCATCATCTCAAGCTGAGACTGGCTCACATCGTAGGCCTTTCTTATGTCCTGGCAAGCCAATCTGTAGTACTTCATGTAGGTGCTACCAATCTTGGACTTATCCGCCTTGGCATACTCCTTGATATTCATCACGGTCCCCCGTTTCTTGGGTATGATTTTCTTGCGTGGCATTTAATTGTATATTTGTGCAAATTTAATTCAAATGAAAGAAAAAGACATCAAATCCTTCTCCAAGGAGTTCAAAAGGATTAACAACGAAATCAAGTCACTGCTCATTAAGTACGGGGCTACGGAGGATTCTTTCTACGTTGTAACCGTCGGCATTAAGCAGGGGGACTTCATGATTTCAGAGGAGGAGCGAGTTCAGAACTCGATTGACGGCATTGACAACTCCGAGCGTGTTGATGTATTCTACGCAACAAACGTGACGGATGAGGAGGTTCTTGAGGAAATCCTTGACGGGGTTTACGAAGCCTACAGCACTGAGATAATTGAAGACCGCAAGAAGCAAATGCGTTCAGAGCCATCGCCCCCAGAAAAGGGTAGCACCACGGCTGATTATTGGATTAACTTGAACTAAAATGATTCGTAAGATTATCATTGGGGTCAACCCCAAGGACGCTATGGCCTACTTTATAGGCATGGCAGCAGGTGGCGGTCATGTCGTCGCCATCGAGGAGCATGAGTCTGGGGATAGGTTTGATGTCTACATCGAGAACTCCGAAGGGACGCTCCATTGGAAAACTATTAATAAAATGCCTGTAATTGTTGAGTATGACTGTAAGTTCTAATTTAAAGCCCGTAAACGACTTCCTTGTAAGGCTTCCGAAGAAGTTCAAGGATACCTTCACCATGGCTGGTCAAGAGTTCTACCTTGAGAACAAGTTCCGTGAATTCGAGAACAGGTACTGCTATGGGGAGGTTGTCGGTATCCCAGAGAAGCACGATACACCAGTGAAGGTCGGTGATACGCTGTACTTTCATCACCATGTCGTTCTTGACAAGCGTGCAGAGATAGAGAAAGACATCTACCTGGTTCGCTATTCAGTACACGGTGGTCATGCCACACAGGCTTATGCGTATAAGCGTGACGGGGTTATCAGGCTGTTTTCGGATTGGGTCTTCGTCCATATCGAGAAGAAAAAAGAGGATAAAACATCCTCTGGCATCATCTTGCTACCTGAAGCTGTTAAGAAGAACGTCGCCACGGTGGCCTATGACTCCGACACGCTTGAGCACTACGGCATCGCTAAGGGGGACACGGTTGTCTTCGCAAGGGATGCTGACTATGAGATGGAGTTGGACGGTGAGACGGTCTATCGTATGCGAATAGACGACATCCTTTATGTCGAAAAAGCGTAAATTCTCGACGGTAGAAGCAGCTGAAAGCCTCCTGTTGTCGATGGAACACGCCATTCACAACATGATTGAAGAGGTTCGAAAGCCCGTTTCACCCGATTTGACTGGTGCGGCAAGGAAAGCTGAGCTGTCATCCATCAAACAAACTGTTGTCGACGCTAGAGAACTGCTCCAAGAGAGGCAGAGGATTGAGGATATGATTATAGCACTGAAGGATAAGGGGGAAATCGAGGACAAGACGGACTATTCCAGCGGGTTTGCTGAGCAATTTGCGAAATAATGGCTGGTTTAAAGAATATCAAGGGCTTCAAGTCAGAGGTCATCAATATCTGTCCCCAGGATACGAGCGGAGAGGTTATTGAGATAGCCGAACTCATCATCCAACTACCGAAACAGCCCGAAAAGAGCAAGATTCTCTTCAATGGGAAGCCCAAGGCTCAGCAGAAATGGGAGCGCATCCCGCCCCCCAAGGAGTTGCTAAAGATTCGTTCGATGGACGAGTGGAACGAGCAACCCAAAGAGTTCAAGGACCGTTTCACCCCCTATATCGCTGAGGAGTTTAACAGGCGTAAGAATGGGGTTTGGTTCTACAACAACGGTGAACCCACCTACATCACTGGAGACCATTATATGCTACTCCAATGGAGCCAGATGGACATCGGTTACGGGGGCTACTTAGACTTCCAAAGGAAGCTTTACATCCATGCGGAGGCTTGTTTTGTTGACCCACGTTGCGTTGGACAGGTTTACGTCAAGTGCCGTCGTAGCGGGTACACGAACATCAGCTCATCCATCATCGTTAACAAGGGTACACTCGTCTCCGACAAGGTTCTTGGTATAATGTCCAAGACTGGTAAGGACGCTCAGGAGAATATCTTCATGAAGAAGGTACTCCCGATGTACAGGAGCTACCCATTCTTCTTTAAGCCTATTCAGGACGGTACAACGAATCCAAGGGTTGAGCTTGCTTTTAGAGAGCCCGCCAAACGCATTACGAAGACCAACAAGACCACTACAAGGACGGAGGCACTAGATACAGTCATCAACTGGAAGAACACGACCTCGAACGCCTATGACGGTGAGAAGCTGTATGTGCTCTACCTTGACGAGGCTGGAAAGTGGGAGAACCCGATGGACATCACGGAGGTATGGCGAATCCATAGGACCTGTCTCATCGTTGGTAAGAAGGTCGTAGGAAAAGCACTGATTGGTAGCACTGTAAACCCTCTAGACAAGGGCGGTGCCAACTTTCGAAAGCTCTATGTTGACTCCGACCCAACAGATAGAAACGAGAACGGTCGCACGAAGAGCGGCCTATACAGGATATTCGTCCCAGCATACGAGGCCCTTGAGGGGTTCTTTGATGTTTACGGGATGCCCATCGTTGAGAACCCAAAGTCCCCCGTGATGACCATGGATGGGGATATGGTGTCGATTGGGGCGAAGACCTACCTCTCAAACGAACGCAAGGCTCTCAGCAAGGACGGCTATGAGCTAAACGAGGCTATACGCCAGTTCCCATGGACGGAGGATGAAGCCTTCAGGGAATCAACAAAGTCATCCCACTTCAATATCGGGAAGATTTACGAGCAGATTCAGTACAACAGGGAGCTCTACCCAGACCCGATTGTGCGTGGTAACTTCGTCTGGAAGGACGGCATACCCGATACGGAGGTCCTTTGGTCCCCAGATGCTAACGGCAAATGGAGGGTTTCTTGGCTACCACCTGCGCACTTGAGGAACCTGAAGTCTATCAGGAACGGCAAGTTCTACCCCATGAACGAGCACATGGGATGCGGGGGAGTCGACTCCTACGATATTGACAATACGATGGATGGTAGGGGCTCTAAGGGCTCCTGTCACCTATTCAACAAATTCAACATTGAGCACCCATCCAACGTTTTTGTTGCCGAATACGCAGAGAGGCCACCTCTTGCGAGGATTTTCTATGAGGACGTTCTCCAGGCTTCCGTATTCTTCGGATACCCACTTCTCATTGAAAACAATAAATATGGGATTTTCAGATACTTCGAGGCACGAGGATATGACGGGTTCATTCTTGACCGACCAGAACATCTCAGGGCTCCACATAGCAATGCAAATATAAAAACTAAGGGTATCCCCTCTAATAGTCAAGACGTTATCCAGGCACACGCTCAATCCATAGAATCGTACATCCACGAGCACGTCGGCATCCATGACGAGACTGGTGAGTACGGGAGGATGTATTTCGAGCGAACGCTGGAGGACTGGATTAACTTCAAGGTGGATGACCGTACCAAGTTTGACTTAACCATCTCTTCGGGACTTGCCCTTTTGGCAGCTCAGAAGTACAAACAACCCATCAAAAAGGCCGATTTGTCAGATAAAGTCTTCTTCAGAAAGCACAAACCTATAATTCGCTGATTATCAGCGTTTTCTAGTATATTTGTAGCCAAACTGACCGAGCGAAACGCATGGCAAAAGACTTCAATTTCCCATACGGGAATTTCCCAAACCCATTAGTTCCAAGGGAAGCCAAGGAACAAAAGGATTACGGGCTAAAATACGCAAAAGCTATTGAATCCCAGTGGGGAAGGACGGAAGAGCCGCAGAGTGTTTTCGCAAGGCGCTTCGGGGAGTTTGAGCGGAATAGGGACTACGCCAACGGTACGCAAGACGTATCCATCTATAAGCAGATTCTCACATCGCTGGACCCCAACAACGGGGACGGTTCCTTGCTGAACCTAGACTGGTCTCCAGTCCCCATCGTACCGAAGTTCGTCCGTATCGTCGTTAACAAGATTCTTTCACGCAAGCCTTACCCGAATGTGGAGGCTGTTGACCCTCTGTCCATCTCAGAGAAGGAGGATAAGAAGGCGAAGGTTCGCTTCGAGATTAATAACAAGGAAACGATTGCCATGGCTAACGAGCTTGGCATCAATACAGGGGTTAACGTAGAAAAGCTACCAGAGACCCCAGAGGAGGCTGAGATTTTCCTTGAGAGCAATGTAAAGACCAATGCGGAGATTGCATCGCAGATTGCAGCTAATCTAACGCTTGAGTGGAACGATTTCAATGACGGTGTGCTAAGGCGCTGCGTCAACGACCTTGTTGCACTCGGTATGGCTGTAACGAAGCGTGACAACGACCCGAACTACGGGATTTCCACAAACTATGTGGACCCGTCTTATTTTGTCCATTCCTACACAGAGGACCCGAACATGGCTGACCTCTCTTACGCTGGGCACATCAAGCGCATCAGCATTCAGGAGCTAAAGCGTTTGGCTGGGGACCAACTGACGGAGGATGATTATGAGAAGATAGCTAGAGACGTTCAATATAAATATTCGAATGTCCCTGGGCGTATGAGCTTAAGCAACTACGACAGATACAGCCAGCGAACTGTTTACGGGTACGATGAGTATATCGTTGAGGTGCTTGACTTTGAGTTCTTGTCCGTTGACGATATCTATTACGAGGGGAAGGAGTCTCGCTTTGGTAATGTAGGGTTCTACTACAAGGGAAATACATACACCCCGCCTCGTGACAGCGTATACGACAGGAAACCCTATAAGATGTCTTACACCACGGTTTACGGGGGTAGCTACATTGTAGGTACAAACATGATTTACAACTACGGGTTGAAAAAGAACATCCCTCGGAATGTCCATGACATCACCCGTGCCAGGCTGTCTTACAGCGCTGTGGCTGTTAACCTTCGCAGGTTGCAACCCAAGTCCATGGTTGGCTCGGTCATCGGCTTTGCTGACCAGCTGCAGATTACGCACCTGAAGATTCAGCAAGCGATTGCGAAAGCCAAGCCAGATGGTTTGATTATCGACGTTGAGGGATTGGAGAATGTGCAGCTCGGTCAGGGTGGTGATTTGCAGCCATTGCAGATTCAGGACATCTACGAGCAGACTGGTATCTTCTACTACCGCTCCAAGAACCCAGAGGGTGGATTTCAGAATCCGCCTATCCGTTCGATTGAGAACCAGATTAGGAATATCACCGAGCTTGTCAATCTATACAACCACTACCTACGCATGATTCGTGATGCCACTGGTATCAACGAAGTTGTCGATGGTTCAACACCGAAGGGCGATGCGTTGGTTGGAGTTCGTCAGCAAGCGATTGAAGCGTCTAACAACGCTGTCTATGACATCACACACGGAACCTTGGTTCTGTACAAGAAAGTTTGCGAGGACGTTATTCGTTGCTTGCAGATTATGCCAACGGATTCCGTTATTTACAAGGTTTACGAGAACGCTATCGGTAAGTCCAATATGCAGGTGCTCTCGTCTTTCGCTGACCTACCGATGTATAACTTCGGTGTTCATGTGGTCACAGAGATGTCCGATGTTGACAGGGCTTACCTAGAGGCAAATATTCAGGCTTCCTTGGCTCAGCGTGAAATCGACCTTGAGGACGTTATCGCAATCCGCAAACTGAAGGATGTCGACCAGGCAGAGCGTTTGCTCCTCGTTCGTAGGAAGAAGCGCATCAAGCGCAACCAAGATATTGCAGCGCAGAATAGCCAGATGCAAGCCCAAGCGAATCAGCAGACGGCTATGGTTACATCACAGGCTAAGATTCAAGAGCTTCAAGCAGAGGCTCAGCTTGTGGCACAGAAGATTCAGTTAGAGACCCAATCAAAGTCCCAGCTGTTGCAACAGGAGTATATGTTGAAGATGGAGCTTGCAAAAGTCGAGGCGGAGATGAGGGGCATGATTGACCAAGGCGATAAGGCTTTCCGTCAACAGCTTGAACAGACCAAGGAGCAAGCCAAGGACGAGCGAATCCAGAAGCAAGCCGTTGAGCAATCCAAGCTCATCAGCCAGCGCAAAGGCGAGCGTGGAGAGATTAAGCCAGAGAGCGAAGAATTGATGGAGGCAATTTTGGGAGGACAACCACAAATGACAAACAATGAGCAAGCTTAACTTAGATTTATCGCAGCGACTTGATATTACCTGTAGGAAGGGTGATACATTTAAGATGCAGCTCCTTGTAAAGGACTCAAACAATGTGCCAGTTAATGTATCTGGCTCTATTTACAGCTATAAACTAGAAGTCAGAGAGACGGACACATCTCCGACTCCCATAATCCCAGCAAGCGGTTTCATTTTCAACGGGGACGCAAGCGGGAATTTAACGATAGAAGCCTCTGCTACGACGATGAATGTTGACTCTGGTTTGTATGTCTACGACCTTCAGACAACGATTATTGCCAGCGGCTTTGTTCAAACTTGGTTCTATGGGTTGTTCAACATTCACGAAGACGTTTCTGTTACATCATGAGCTCTAACAAAATAATCGTAGTTAAAGAATCAGCTAACAGTTTGACTGTTGGGCTGCCTATCACTCAAGAGACGCTTGAAAGCGTAACCTCAAGGGGTAACACAACGGCTAACGGAATCTCGGTTGGGAGCATTGTTGCCCCGACGGCTTCTGGGACATCTCTAAACTTTACGAACGCAACGGTTTCTGGGCTTAATGCTTCTGGTATTACGGCTAATAATGTCAGCGGTACCTCGATAAGCACGGTTAGCGCAACGATTACCTCTGTTGCTGCATCTTCTGTTGTGGCT